TTGGGCGCTGACATCTGAACCACACAAAGTTCCTGTCACACGTATACGCGTGAACAAGGAGGAGAAGAAGCCATACAAGAAAGCTATAGTTTCTTACCTTGAGTGGGTGTGGACTATGGCTCCGCTACTGGCAGGGGATCTGTCATACAAGACTGTAACCAACAACCGAGGATATTGTGGTAACTACTTGAGTGACTGTAACCTGTTTAGAGAAGCACTGATGGACGAGTCGATAGAAGAACGTACGCACCTAGCCGCTGTCTTTATTGCCCACTACGCTAGTCTAGGGGGTTACAACCGATACTTCAGTAATCCGTCTATGCCACCACCTAACGTGACTGAGGATTCCAAGAAGTTCCGCACTACGTTTAACAGTTGGGTCAATGACCGCGCAGGGTTCAACGAAACATTCAACGAGTACAAGGGGTAATACAATGCAAGCATATATGTACGATGAACACATGGACAAGGCTCGTCTAACACGCGTTGACGAGTTAGTAGGAGAGCACGCAGATGCCGCCATAGCTGGTGGTACTCTTATACCTGAGTACACTAAGTTTATAGGAGAGGTACAGAAAGCATTTCGTGGGTGTAAGCTACGCTCTAGGGAAGCTCAAGATCATGTCAATAAGCTACACCTATATATGCCAGAGGACACGTTTTCGATGGGGGCTATATGGATAACGTATAACGACGATAACGAGTTACTGTATTGTGTTAAGTCACACAAGGTACGGAACGGTAAGTACAACAGTTATTCTAATGACTTTAGAATAGTGATTACTAAACGTCCTGATACAGCGTTAAAGAATGCAAAGAAGTATTTGCAACGGCTTACACATAGCGACATTGTTAGGGCTACGTCACACGAGTGCTATGACACGGTGCATGCCTATAAGCGCAAAGAACAAGACTCATTGGATACCCTGTACAGACAAGTGTTTGATATAGGGTATCGGGACGACTTACCATCCATAGTCAAGGAGATGTTTCATCTAGTAGATGTAGGCCATTCCTTTTTGGATGCTGAGTGGAATATTAAGTTAATAGCAGTAAAGGCTAAACACAAAAGCTATCTATCTACGGTAGAAGATTCCAGTGAGGACTTGTACTGCGTGCGTGTACATGAGCGGATAGGTACGCAGATGTTTGAGGTAACTAAAACTGACTCTAGTGTAATATCTCACTACCGACCTAAAGAAGGTGTTGATTTTGTCGGGGTACTTACTGCTGATGACCTACCAGAGGGTGTGTTGGGTAAGTTGGGTGTTATGGCTATATGTGAGAACGGAGCGTACGTACCGCAAGTTGGGTATCGCTATGATGAGAGTATATTCTATGTCACACAATGATAAGTTTTGGTATGAGAGAGATCATCCAACTAACAGCTACCGCGTATCGTCAGCAGGGTACAAAAATAGTATTGAAGTAACATGTATAGGCATGAATTGTGTTGACGCGGAAGCGGAAGGGTTATATGATCTTAGCGAACCGCTACCGAAATGGTTGGAAGATAAGTTAGCGGTGCTAATGTTGTGTGACCCCACACCACCCACAGTAGAAGTAGAGGGTATAGGTAGACGTATAGACGAACACACTTTCTGGGTAGTTAAGTAAGGAGAGCAATATGCTTGAACTTATTATAGGTATTATTATATTGGGAGTCCTTGGTGTGTTAATACGAGGAGCCATGCTAATAGTTGGCGATAAGCAACGTGAGTTTATAAAGCATAAACAGGAACTGGTATCCAAAGGAGAGACCAATGGCGATGACCCCCGAAGGGAAAGTAAAGAAGAAGATAGTTGAGCAGTTAAAGACGTTAGGGTGTTACTACTTTTTCCCTGCTACAGGGGGATACGGTAAGAGCGGAGTACCTGACATAGTGGGATGCTACAAGGGTAAGTTCTTTGGTATTGAATGTAAGGCGGGCAAGAACACACCAACAGCATTACAGGAGAAGAACTTATCAGACATAGCACTAGCAGGTGGTGTCGCCGCAGTCGTTAACGAACTCAACATGCATGACATAGAAGAATTACTCGGAGACTGTAATGGAAAAGTGGCAGAGACGTGGCAGACAGATCACTGACTTGACATGTGAGGATTGGGATAGGGTATCGCAAGGATTACCTAAAGACGACGAAAGACATGAGTACGTAAAAATGGCTAAAGACATACAGAGTATAGTTATAGAGCAAGAAGATATGGTGAACTCACCAAACCACTACACGTCAGGTAGCATCGAATGCATTGACGGTATAGAAGCATCCATGAGTGCAGAAGCATTCAAGGGTTACTGCAAAGGTGCGGCACTGAAATACCTTTGGAGATACGAGCGTAAGGATAAGTCGTTAGAGGACTTAAAGAAAGCGCAGTGGTACTTAAACAAGTTAATAGCAAGTGTGGAGGGGTAATGTATGGCACACAGTAAAAAGACTATAGACAATATCAAGCGTAGACAACTAGCACTGGCCGACCTTGCTTGTGCTGGTCTGCCGTCTGGGGCTACGGCAATAGAGTTTCTTGAGGATAGAATGAAAAAACTTCAAGACCCATTTTACTACGACCGTCACGCAGTGTCCCAAGAAATAATTAAACAACACAGAGCTACGCACAAGTTAGAGTTGCATGACGCTAGTGATAGGTTAACAGGTAAACGTCTTTTACTAGAGCAAGAAGTGGTACTGGGGGCTAGAAAACCAGAGCATAAGATAGGTGTTTATTTTCTAGTGCGGGGTAACTCAGTAGTATACGTAGGGCAATCTATAAACATATTACGGAGGGTAGAGGAGCACCGAAGGACTAAGGCTTTTGATTCTTTCGCATACCTAATCTGTGACAAGTCTGAACTAAACATCTTAGAGAGCCTATACATGCTGTCTTTTAGGGGCGACAAAGATGAATACTGTTGGCAACCCCCCCTATCGCATAGAAAACTAGTGTCTTTAGGTAAAGAGGAGAAGACAGTAAATGGATTTAATAACCGTAGACTTTGAAACGTATTATGACAAAGACTATTCATTACGCAAGATGACAACCGAATCTTACATCCGTGACCCTCGCTTTGAGGTGATCGGTGTAAGTGTTAAGGTAAACAATGGCAACACCGAATGGGCTAGCGGTACACATGAAGAACTCAAAGATTACCTTAATACTTTCGACTGGGCTAATTCTGTACTTTTGGCTCACAATACTCTGTTTGACGGTGCTATTCTTTCTTGGGTATTTGATGTTCATCCTCGTATACTTACCGATACTCTGTGTATTGCTCGTGCCCTACATGGTGTGGAAGTGGGTGGTTCACTTGCGGTACTAGCACAACGGTACAAGATAGGAGAGAAGGGTACAGAAGTAGTAGACGCTATGGGTAAGAGGCTTGGAGACTTCACCGAGTCAGAATTAGATAAGTATGGAGACTACTGCGTTAATGACGTTGAGTTAACGTATAAGTTATTCTCTATTATGGGTAAGGACTTTCCGAAACAGGAACTACGCATAATAGATCGTACCTTGCGTATGTTCACTGAGCCTATGTTAGACCTAGACCTACCTATGTTACACCTACACCTTGAAGCAACTAAAAAAATTAAAGAGGATCTCATAACAGCTTCTGGAGTGACTAAGAAGGAGTTGATGAGTAACCCTAAGTTTGCTGAGTTGCTTAAAGGGTTAGGCGTTTTACCCCCTATGAAATTAAGTCATACTACAGGCAAGCAAACATTTGCATTCGCCAAGTCAGACGAAGGGTTCAAAGCTTTACTTAACCACCAAGACCCACGAGTACAGACGTTAGTGTCAACACGTTTAGGTACGAAGAGTACACTTGAAGAGTCTCGCACCGAGAGATTTATAGGTATCGCTAGTCGGGGACTAATGCCTATACCCATCAGATACTATGCCGCACACACTGGCAGATGGGGAGGGGATGATAAGATAAACATGCAGAACCTACCTAGTCGTGGACAACATGGTAAGAAGTTAAAGAAGAGTATCATTGCGCCCGAAGGTTACACACTGATTGATTGTGATTCCTCACAGATTGAAGCGCGAGTGTTGGCATGGTTGGCAGAGGAGGGGGGACTGGTTTCAGCCTTCGCTAACAAGGAAGACGTGTATATAAAAATGGCGGCTGTCATATATAACATACCCGAAGAGCAAGTAACTAAAGAACAACGGTT